GGCGCTGCGACTGAGGGCTCAGTGCCCGAGCTCCCGATCTTGTGTCGACTCATGCAGTACAAGGCGACTGCGAGCGCGTCGACGATCAACCCGCGCTTCACTTCAGCGAGCGCTGCTGCTGCTGGCTCGCACGACGATCTCGGCACGTGCGCGACGACAGCGATTCAGATCAACGAAGAGCTCAACGCGCTGATGACGCTCGCTGCGTCGAGCACGAGCGACCGCACGGGCACGATGTACTACAAGGATCAAGTCGCGTCGGGCACTGCGACAGTGCAGCACACGGCAGTATTCAAAGCGGGCGCGTGACGTGTCACTCGGGGGCAATCAGGGGCTGAGCCTTCGTTGTCCGTGCGGCGTGCTCCCGCAGTCGCAGGGCGGGCTCTTGTACCCGCGCGATCGAATGCTCGGCGGGTACGTCAATCTCGCGACGCGACTCTTTCAAGGCGCGACTGTCGCCGATCTCGGGCGCGCAGCGGGCGCGAAGTCGATCGCGTTCCCAGGCGTGACCGAAGACTGGACGCTCGCGAACGGCACGGCGAACTTCTTGACCGCCGACCCGAACGGCTGCTTCATCGACTCGAGCGGGCTGAAGATGCAGTCGGGCTCGAGCGCGTGCTCAGACGATTGGGGCGACGGCAACATCCTCGGCCCGTGCCTCTACAAGCTCGTGAGCGAGATCGTGCCCGCTGCGTTGTGGTCGAGCACGTCGCTCGGCTTGCTCGCGATGTACTCGTACATCGATCTCGTGTGGGTCATCGACTCGTCGAGTGCGAACGCGAATCAAGAGCACATCGCGTGCGGCTTCGGGACGACGTCTGCGTTCAACAACGGCGGGTCTTGCAAGTCGGGCTTCACGACTGCAGCAGCTGTCGGGGGCAGCATCCAGCGCGGCACGTACAACAACTCCAACTCGCTCGTGTCGTCGATCACTGGGCTGGGCACAGTGACTGCGCTTCGCAACCGCATCACCCCGGGCGGTACTGACGTCGCGTTCGGCACAGCGTCGGGGCTCACGCCGCCGTCTGCGTGGTACTCGCGCGACGCGCTCGGCACGATGGCTGCAGACAACACCCCGAACGCAGCGGGCAGCACGCTGAACAAAGACATGGTCGCTGCGATCGGACTCGTCGACTCGAACGGCGGGGGCGCGTTCACGGGCTGCGTGAAGGCGCTCTACATCAACGCGATGCGCCACGTGCCCGGGCAGTCGCTTGCGGTGGCTGCCTGAGATGGTCGCGTTCGCGCTGCTCTGCGCGCTCGCTCACGCGCTCGTCGGGAGCGACTACGTGCTCGTGTCGCCGAACGGCATCGACGCGCAGACGTTCGACGGGCTGAACGCAGCGCACGGCGCTGACAAGCTCTCGCTCTACAACTCTTCGTGGGGCGCGACGATCAACCCGAATCAGTTCAACATCCTCGTGCGCGTGAACGACGATCGAGTCACGTTCGTGCGCCCGTACAACACGACCGGCGCAGTGAGCATCCCCGCCGACACGTGGGTCATCGCAGCGAGCGACACGAAGCTGCCCGTGCTGTCGGGGTACGACGTCGAAGACGTCTTGTGGGTGCGCCCGACAGACGTGTGCCCGTCGACGAACGGCGTGCCAGTGATCGTGTTTCACGACCTCGGCGCGACGTCGACGAACTTCGAGACGACGCTCGATGCGCTCGACGCTCTCGACTACACGACGATCACGCTCGAAGAACTGAGCGACTGCCTCAACGGGGTCGGCTCGCTGCCCGCGAACCCGATCGTGCTCACGTTCGACGACGGCTACGACTCGCACTTCGCGTTCGGGGCGCAGCTGCTTCACGAGCACGGCATGGTCGGAACGTTCTTCATCATCACCAACCGCCCGGGCACGACTGCGACGTGGGCGACGTGGGCTGAGATCAACGCCGGACTCGCGACGTACCCCGACGCAGTCGAGCTCGCGTGTCACTCGCACGCAGCGCACTCGAACCCCGGCGGCGTCGGGCTCTACATGACGATGTCAGACGTCGAGCGCGCAGCAGACCTCACCACGTGTCACGACACGCTGCTCGCGCAAACTGGCGTCGACACGTACGCTGTCGCGTGGCCGTTCGGGCAGTACGACGAAGCGCTCGTCGATACGGCTGAGTCGGTCGGGTACTCGCTCATCTTCACGACGAAGCTCGGGCTGAACCATCAGCGAAACTCAGACGCAGACGGGCACGTGCGCCGCTTCGGTGCGAACGTCGCCGATGCGTGGTCTGACACTGAGACTGCGATCGACAGGTGGCACCTATGTCTCTGACACTGGCAGGAAGAACGGGCGGGCTCAGTTCGTCGGGAAGCGGGCTCAGCGTCGCGCAAGCCGAGAAGCTCGCTGTCATCGTGCACGGCACGCAGAAGTTCCCCGTGCCGCCCGAGATGGGCACGTACGACGCCGACGCGACGACTGGCTCGAACCGCGACGTCGCTGCGCGCCTGCTCAGCAACACTGCCGACAGCGAAGGGCGCTTCATCTTCCAGCCGCTGCCGCTGCGCACTGGCGTCGCGAGCGTGATCTGTCGACTGCACAACACGATCGGCGCGTCGGGCTCAGCGGGGCTCGAGGTCGCGTACAAGTGGACCGGCGCTGTGTACGACGTGGGCGTCGCTCTCGCTGCTGCGCTGCCCAACGCGCAGACGGTCTACCAAGACATGAGCGCGCAGACTGCGCACGTGCCGACCGTGTTCGACATCACCATCGACGGCTCGCTCTTCGACCCGACGAAGCTCTTCGCGATGAAGCTCGAGCGACTCGCGAGCTCAGACGCGCGCGACGACTACACGAGCGGCTCGTACTATCTGCACTGGATTGAGTTGATCTATACGGGCTGGGGCGGAGCAGCGGCCCCGTCCGCACCGGTGTAGCCGTGGGGTTCGGCTCGCTCACGTGTCGCGGCGACACGACGCGCAGCGTCACGACGTCGCGCAGCTTCCCGCTCAGCGTCACTGTCGCAGCTGCGACGAACCCGACCGACATCGCGAACGCGCGTCGACGACGCGAGCACATCGGCGTCGACGTCGACCTCTATCGGCAGATGAAGGCGAGCGGGCTGCTGCTGCTGAACGATCAAGTCGTGCTCACGATCGGCTCGTACAAGTGCCCGCTGACAGTCGAGATTCTCGAGTCGCACTCAGTCATCACCGAAGTGCGCATCGGCACCGACGCAGCGACGCGACTGAACGCGACGCTGCCGACGACAGGCACGCTCACTGCGTACGCGCCCGACACGCCCGTCGACGACGCAGCAGCGCAAGCAGCGGGGCAATACTACGAGTCGAAGACCGACAACGGCTCGAACACGGTCATGATCGTGATCGCGCCGCACGGCGGCAACATCGAAGCCGACACCGACACGCTAGCGACTGCCGCGAAGACAGCGCTCGACGCCGCGTCGCCGAACGCGAAGCTCACGTCGCTGTGGATTGGCAAGGGCTACGGGCTCGGCGGGCAGAGCTCATACGACAGGCACCACATCTCTACCGTCGACACGTGCGTGCGACTGAACCCCGTGCTCGACACGATCGACGCGCGCGGCTGGTCGTACTGTCTCGCGTTTCACGGGCAGAGCACGAACAGCCGCATCGACATCGGCTGCCCGACTGCGCAGAACGCGTTCGTCGACGCGCTCGTGACTGCGCTGCAAGGCGACGCTGCGCTTTCAGGCGTGACGATCGCGCGCTCGAGCGACACTGTCGAGATCGCTGGCGCTGACTTGAACAACCTCGGCAATCGACTCGCCGCCTCGCACTATGTTCAGTTCGAGATCGGGCCGAACGTGCGCGCTTCAGGTACGATGCGCGCAGCAATCGTCTCGAAGATCGCAGCCGCATACGGCGCGCTCTGAAGATGGGGAGGGGAGTCGTGCTGTCGAGGGTCGCACAAGTCGCGGGGGTTCCCCTCCTCGCGTCGGTCGCGAAGGGCGTAGAGCTCGCGCGACCGACGCCTTCAGTGCTGCTCGCGTCGGGCGAGCTCACTGGCTCAGGCTTCACTGCGCTGCTCGGGGTGACGTTCCTCGTCGGGCTCTCGCTCGGCGCTGTCGCAGTGCTCGAGATCTTGAAGGGGCGCAGACGGTGATGCAGCTGCACTCGGGCGTGCCCACGATCTTGAAACTCATGTACGCGAAGCACTATGCCGTCTTCGAGCAGGGGCTTCTGAACTTGAACATCATCGGCGTGCGCTCGAGCTCGCGTCGTGCGGGCGGGTTCGACGACGAGCTTCACGTCGTCTACAAAGAGCTCCCGAACGTGTGGGTCGACGCAGTGTTCACGATCACGACCGACCCCGGGCTCACGTACTTGCACGACCCGATGCGCAGAAGCGGCTGCGCGATCTTGCTGCCCGGGCAGTATCGTCGTTCGCACCGCATCGGCGTGCACAAGGGTCGATACGCAGCGCTCGTGCAAGACAAGCCGATGCGCATCGTGCGCGACGTGAACCGCGACGCCATTCTCGACGTCGAGACGCGACTCGACGAAGCGATCGAGGGCGTCTTCGGCATCAACATCCACGCCGCGGATACGAACCCGTTCGACAACCTCGACCCGTCGCGCGTCGAAGTCGGCGCGTGGTCTGCAGGCTGTCAGGTGTTCAAGGACTCGAAAGAGTACCGCGAGTTTTGGTCGCTCGTGCAGCGCTCGTCGCGCGTCTACGGCAAGAGCTTCACGTACACGCTGCTCGACTGATGGGCCCGCTCGTTGGCCTTGTCGCAACGATTCGCGCCATACTCGTGGCGCAGGAGGTCGCGAAGGTCATGCTGAAGGCACTTCAAGTGCTGAAGGTGCTCGCAGAAGTCGGGCAGCACTTCCCGAAGGTCGGCGCGCGCATCGCTGATGCCGTGGCTGACGGCAAGTTCGACGAGAACGACGCACACGCGCTCGCGCACGAGCTCGCTTCTGAGCTCGAGCTCAGAGTGAAAGTCGACGGCGTCGACGTCATCGACGAACGCGCCGAAGAGCTCGTGCTCGAGTTCATCGCGCTCGTCGTGTCGAACACGATCAAGGCGAAGGCGGGCTGACAATGCACGGGCGCTGGACGCGCGTACTCTCGAACGTGCTCTTCGTCGCGAGCGTCGTCGTGCTCGTGCACAACGCAGTCGCATTCGCGCAAGCGACAGGCGACGGCCCGACGTCGGTCGTCATGACGTCGCCCGTCGACGAGGGGCGCGGCCCCTGGGGCGTCGTGGGCGACATCTCGTGGCCCGCTGCTGCGTACGGGGTCGTCAATCGCTTCTTGACCGTGCTCGAGCGCATGGTCACTGATACGCGCGGATGGCTCGATCGCTGGCTCGACAAGACGAACGGGCGTCTGAAGATCGACTACCGCAAGACGAGCGTGAACGCAGGCTACGTCGAGAACGATCCCGACCGCACGGGCGAAGTCCCGCAGCACCTGCGTCGACGCAGCACGGACCGCCGCAACGGCACTGCGCCCGTCGACGACGACGAGCCCACGTAGCGACGCGCGCGCCTGAGTCGGTGTAGGCTCTCGCGCAACGAGGCGAGAGAATGACCGTTTCGACCGACTTCGAGCTCATGACAGAGATCGGCGGCGTAGGGCTGAAGCGCTCGGGCGGCTGGCTGAACGAAGAGTTCTTGCCCAAGCTCAGCGGCAATCGCGCGCAGTCGGTCTTTCGCGAGATGTACGACAACGACCCGATCATCGGCGCGTCGTGCTACGCCGTCGACATCTTGCTGCGCGGTGCGCCGTGGCACACTGAGCCCGCAGACGACAGCCCGCAGGCGCTCGAGTGCAGCGACTTCGTCGACAGCTGCTTCAACGACATGACGATCACGCACAGCGACTGGCTGCAGCAGGTGCTGTCGTGCGTGCCGTACGGCTGGGTCTTCTTCGAGCAGTGCTTCAAAGAGCGACGCGGCGAGAACGACGACAGCGAGCTCACGTCGAAGTACAACGACGGGCGACTCGGCTTCTCGAAGCTCGCGCTGCGCTCGCAGGACTCGATGACTCGCTGGGAGTTCGACGACAACGATCGCGTGCTCGGGCTGTGGCAGCGCCCGAACTGGAACGTGAACGAGGTCTTCATCCCGGCGCGCAAGAGCGTGAGCTTCGTGCTGCGTGGGCAGAAGAACAGCCCCGAGGGGCGCAGCATGCTGCGCAGCGCGTATCGCCCGTGGTTCTTCAAGAAGCGTCTCGAGGAGATCGAAGCGATCGGACTCGAGCGCGACTTGAACGGCTACCCGGTCATGCAAGTGCCGCCCGCGCTGCTGCGCCCCGCTGCTGATCTCACTGCAGATCAAGCGAGCGCGCTCGCTGCAGTGAAGGCGTTCGTGACCGGCATTCGCGTCGACGATCGCATGGGCGGGCTGCTGCCCTCTGAAGTCGACAGAGAAGGCAACCCGACCGGCTACAAGCTCGTGCTGCTGTCGACCGGCTCGCGCAACGCGGGCGCGATTCAAGCGTCGATCGTGCGCTACGAGCAGCGCATGGCGATGACGTTCTTGGCCGGCTGGCTCATGATGGGCATGGACAAGGTGGGCTCGTACTCGCTGCACTCGAGCGCGACAGACCTCTTCGGCGCGGGGCTCGGCTCGATGCTCGACACTATCGAGCAGGGCGTGAACGAAACGCTCGTCGCGAACCTCTGCAAGCTGAACGGCTTCCGCTCCGAGCTTTGGCCCAAGCGCAAGCACGGCGACGTCGAGACGATGCCGCTCAGCGAGATCGCCGGCTTCATCTCGAGCATGGTCGGCTCGGGCGTCGTCGTGCCCGACAAGAAGCTCGAAGAGTACGCGCGCGAGCTCGGCACGCTGCCCGCGATCGACGAAGAGACGCAGAGCATGCGCGACATGGTCGACATGCTGCCCGAGGGTGTGCAGGCGGTCGTCGAGCCGACAGGCGCGAAGCCCGCTGCTCAGCCTGCGACGACTGCGACGAGCTCGAGCGCGACGCCCGACGCGAAGGGCTCTGCTGTCTTCGAAGGACTGAACGGCGCGCAGCTGTCGAGCGTGCTCGACTTGCTCGAGCGCATGGTCAACGGGCAAGTCACCGAAGGCGCAGCTTCGATTCTCATCGAAGCCACGGGCGTGCCAGCAGACAAGGCAGCTGCGCTTGTCGCTGCGATGCGCGGCGCGAAGCCGCTGCCGACAGAGACTGCGCCCGCCGCGCCAGACACTGAGGGCGGCGCAGCGTGAGCGAGCGCGCGTTCAAGAACCTCGTGCTCGCGTACGTCGACGTCGTGAAGGCGGCTGTGCGCACTGCAGCGAAGCAGCGCAAGCTGATGCAGTGGGAGCAGTTCATCAAATGGGAGAAGCTGCACGCGATGGTGCTCGAGCGCGTGCGAGCGCTCTACGAAGTCGAGCAGAAGACGGGGCGCACTCGAGCTCGAGCAGCGTCGCGTCGCGTGAAGAAGGTGGACGTCGAGGGCAGCATCTTCTTTAACGAAGCGAACCCGTTCGCCGTCGATTGGGCGGCGACGCGCTCGAGTCAGTTCATCAGCATGATCGACGACAGCGTGCGCGAAGCGGTGCGCATGTACGTGCGCGACGCCATTCGCGACGGCACGCCGATCGACTCGCTCGCGAAGCAACTCGACGGCGTCATCGGACTGCGCCCCGATCAAGTCGAAGCGCTGAACAAGCAGCGCGACAAGATGCTGCGCGAAGGCGCGTCGCAGTCTGAGATCGACGCGTCGCTACGAGCTCGAGGCTCGCGCATGGTCAGCGACCGCGCTGTCATGATCGCGCGCACTGAGACGAACGCAGCGCAGAACGCTGGCGCGCTGAACGAGTGGAGCGCACAAGTCGAAGCGGGCGACCTGCCGAAGAACGTCGAGCGTGAGTGGATTGCAGGGCAGGAGGGGCAGTGCCCGATCTGCGAGTCGCTCGACGGCACGCACGCGCACCTCGACGGCACGTTTCACGCGAGCGCGAACGGCAAGAGCTACGTCGCGCCGCCTGCACATCCCGGCTGTCGCTGCTCGCAAGGGCTCGTCTGAAGGAGCAACACGTGTCGCAGTTCGAGATCAGAGCACGCATCGCGAAGGTCGCAGTCGAAGAGCATCTCGTCTTCGGCTGGGCGTACGTGACCAACATGCCGACCGGCGAGCAAGTGCTCGACAACTCAGACGAGTACATCTTGATCGCTGACCTCGAGCTCGCTGCGTACGACTACGTCATGGCGTCCCGCGCAGCGTCGTTGCTCCACACGCAGTTCGCAGACGTCGACGGCGCGCCACTCGCTGAGTGCTGCGAGTCGATGATGTTTACGCCCGAGAAGATCGCTGCACTCGGTGTGCCTGAGAACGTGCTGCCGCTCGGCTGGTGGGTTGGCTTCAAAGTGCACGATCAAGCACTCTGGGAAGCGATCAAGAGCGGCGACGTGCGTGCGTTCTCGATCGGCGGCACAGCGATGAAGAACCCCGGCGAGCGCGTGCTCGAGCCGACGTACCCGTAGCCCCCTTGTTGACGACGCAAGGGGGGTTTCGGTAGTGTCGCGCTCGTTCATGCCAACCCGCCTTACGGACATCAAGGTCAGCGAGCAGGCTTTCGTCGACAGAGGCGACAACAACCCTGCGCTGATCCGATTCTGGAAGCGGGACCCCTCTGAAGGAGAGTCGATGCCGACGCCCGAAGAAGTGAAGAAGGCCCACGAGGGCGAGCTCGCGAAGCGCGACACGGAGATCGCGACGCTGAAGAGCGACCTCGACACGACGAAGCAAGAGCTCGCGAAGTCAGTCGCAGAGGTGGCGAAGCTGAAGACGCCGCCCGCCGACCCGCGCGACGCGCTGCCGCCCGAGATGCGCAAGCGTCTCGACGAGAGCGACGCTCGCGCCGAGAAGCTCGAGAAGGAGCTTCGCGAAGAGCGCGAGACGCGTCGCACGGCCGAGTTCGAGAAGCGAGCAGAGGCGCTCGGTGCGGTGCCGGGCATGACCACGGGCGAGGTCGCGTCGATGCTGAAGTCGCTCCCCGTCGACAGCGCTACGAAGCTCGAGCAGTCGCTGCGAGCGAGCGTCGCGCAAGCGCGCGAGAACACGCTGCTCAAGCGTGAGCTCGGGCGCGGCGGCGAGTCGAGCGCGAACGGCGTCGAGGGCGTCATGGCGAAAGTCGAAGTGCTCGCGAAGGCGTACGTCGCTGCGCATCCCGACACGACGATCGAAGTCGCTCGCTACCAAGTCATGCAGTCGGGCGAGGGTGCGAAGCTCTTCAACGAGGCCCGCGCGGCCGAGCAGACGGAGGACTGACCGTGGCGAAGTCTCAAGAAGGAATCGTGATCTCGTGGCCGGCGAGCGGCGACTTGTCGTCGCACCGCTACAAGTTCGTGAAGCAGACGTCGACGGGCATCGCTCTCGCTGGTGACGGCGAGCGCTTCATCGGCATCCTGCAGAACAAGCCCGCTGCGCTCGGCGAAGAGGCGGCGGTCATGATCGCAGGGCTGTCGAAGGTGAAGCAGGCGGGCACGCTCACTGTCGGCGCGAGCATCGCGCCCGACGCGTCGGGACTCGCGAGCGCAGCGAGTGCTGGCGACGACGGCTCGTGCACGCTGATGGAGAACGGCGGCGGCGCGAACGCGATCGGGTCTTGCGTCCTTCACACCGGCTGCCAGGCCTAAGGAGATCACGTGAAGCCGAATCTCGCAGACGTACACGTTTCGGTCCCGCTCACGACAGCCAGTGTCGGGTGGGCGAACGCGCAAGAAGAGTTCGTGTGGCCGCAGTTCTTCCCGAACGTCGGCGTCGATCAGCAAGCAGGCGTGTACTACGTCTGGAGCGAAGAAGACTTCTTGCGGCTCGAAGCTGCGCAGCGCGCCCCGGGCGCACTCGCTGTCGAAGGCGAAGTCGACCTCACGACGCAGTCGTACAAGACGACGCAGTACGCGTTGCGCCGGAAGATCCCGAAGGAGATTCAGGCGCAGTCCGACGCTGCTGTGCGCCCCGACGTGAACGCGATGCTCTTCTGCACCGACAACGTCATGCGGCGCATGGAGAAGAAGTTCATGACCGAGATCTTCGCAGCGTCGGTCTTCACCGACCTCGTTGCGGGGACCGACTTCACGACGTTCGACACTGTCGGTGGCGACCCCGTGAAGGACATCCAGATGAACTTGCTCGTGCAGTCGCGCAAGATCGGCGGTCGCAAGCTGAACAAGATCTTGATCGGCGCAGAGGCCGACATCTGGCTGAAGAACAACGCGGACATCAAAGACCGCGTGAAGCACACGAGCTCGGGCCCGATCACGAACGAACTGCTCGCGCAGCTGTTCGGCGTCGATCAGTACCTCGTGAGCACTGCAGTCGAGAACACGGCGGCAGAAGGCGCGACCGCGAGCTACTCGGCGATCGCCGGGAAGTCCATGCTCGCTGTGTTCTCGCCGGCCTCCGCTGCGCTCGACACGCCCGCAGCCGGCTACAACATCGTGAACAAGAGCGAGCCGGGAACGGGCGCGAACGGTCTGCGCACCTACGACTACTACGTCGAAGAGCGTCACTCGCGCTTCATCGAAGTGCAGTGCGACATCGCGTTCGAAGTCGTGTCGACCGTCTGCGGCGTCTTCTTCCCGACCGTCATCGCGTAGGGAGCACAGCATGCTTGCTCGCATTCGCAACTCGGTGCTGCTGCTCGTCGCGCTGCTGACAGTCGCGCTGCCCGCGTTCGCTGCCGTCACAGGCGCGAACGGCGGCTCGACGACGATCAACGTGCCCTTCGTCCCGTACGGGCGGGTCTACACGCAAGACGGTGTAGCGGGCGGCACCCAGAAGATCGTCGGCGGGCGCGCGTATCAGGCTGTCTCGTCGAGCGACACGCTGCTCGCGTCGGCTGGTGCGAGCGCGCACGTCGCGTTCGCGCAGTTGTACACGATGCCCGCGAACACGTGCAAGGCGGGGACGCGTGTCCGGATCGCCGGTCGCGTCACTGTCGCGGACGCGTCGGGCGCTGACACGCTCGAAGTGAAGCTCTACATCGGCTCCGCGGCGATGACCGGCACGACGCTGCTCACGACGACAGCAGTGAACCCGGGCGCGACAACCGACTTCCACAACTTCAACTTCACGCTCGTCTGCCGCGCCGCGCCGAGCGCGACGTCGGCCGTCATCGGGCAAGGGTCGTGGACGACCGACACTGGCGGCACCGAAGTAGCCGACACCGTCATTCTCGCGTCGACGAACATGGCGACGTCGAGCGCGCTCGTGATCAGCGTGTCGGGCAAGTGGAGCTCGACGACAGCGTCGACGTCTGCCCGTCTCGACGATCTGTCGGTGGAGATCCTCTGATGGCAGAGCTCATCTTCGTGACGCAGCGCCCGGGTCTGCGCTCGCGCACTGGCGAAGCGCTCCCGGTCGGCTCGAAGCTCACGCTCGAGGACGTCGCCGGCTGGCCGCTGCTCGGCGTGAACGTCGAGCACGGCGTTCTTCGTCTCGAGGTCGACGGCGTGCCGCTCGACCGACTCGTCGCCGCTGCAGCGCTGAAAGTCACGACGCGCGTGCAGCCGACCGGCGGCTACGTGAACGCGCGCAAGCGCGACGCTGCGCCCGCCGAGAAGCACGTCGACGTCGCAGAGCTCCCGCGCGCCGACGCGCCCCCGCCTGCTGTCGAGCACGTCGAGAAGAAGCCCACGTCGAAGCAGACCCGAGGATGATCGGTGACATGGACCTACACTGCTCCGGGGTACACGACCGCAGCTGAACTGCGCGACGCGGTACGCCTGCGGATCGGTGACGTCGACACGAACGACAAGCAGCTGAGCGACGAAGAGATCGTTCACATCATCGGCTCGGGCACGACAGGCTCAGAGGCCGACGTGCTCGGCTGGTCGATCAAGTGCGCGCGTCTACTCGTCGCCCGCTTCTCGAGACAGGTCAGCACGACGCGCGACGGCCTCAGCATCTCGCTCAGCGACCGCGCGAAGGCATATCAAGCGCTGCTCGACTCGCTCGTCGCTGAAGAGGCGGGCATCGTCGAGAGCGACGACGCTGCGATCGTGTGGGCCGGCGGGCAGTCGGTCAGCGAGAAGAACGCTGCAGCTGCCGACAGCGACGCTGTGCAGCCGACGTTCTCTGTCGGCATGGACGACAACCCGAACGCCGGTGCGTCGTCGAACACCCCGTTCGAGAGCCAGTAGCGTGGCGACGATCACGCTCGAGCAGTGGCAGCTGCGCATGCGCGTGCTGAACCAAGACGGCGACAGCAAGTCGCTGATCGGGATCGTGCGCGACGAGTTGCGCTACCTCGGCAAGAACGCGCGACGCGACGCGAAGCGCAACGCGACGAACATGCCGCGCGTGGTCACGGGCACGCTGCGCAATAGCATCTGGGACCGCACGATCGTGCACGGGCACGTCGTCGAGCTTCAGCTTGGCGCGAGCGTCGTGTACGCGCGCATTCAAGAGCTCGGCGGCACGACGCGACACGGCGGCAAGATTCGCTCGAACCGCTTCTTGGGCAAGGCCATGGACACGGCGCGCGTCGACGCGAAGCGCAACATCAGCGCAGCGATCAAGCGCTACCTCGGCGAGGGTGCCTGATGGCGAACGCGAAGCTGCGCACCATCATCGCGGCGATCAAGACGCGACTCGCTGTGCCGAACGGCGCGGGCATCTACCGCGTGAACACGACCGCGGCGGGGCAAGTGAAGACGCAGCTGCGGCCGCTCGAAGCCGTGCCGGCTGGCGCGACGTTCCCGTATTGGGAAGTCGTGCCGCTCTTTCGCTTCACGAGCGAGTTCGGGCCGACGAACAACGTCTTCTTGCGGCACGGGATCGTCGGGATCATCGGCTACGTGTCGACGACGACAGCGACTGCAGAAGCACGCTGCGACGCAGCGCTCGACATGCTCGAAGACGGCATGAACGCGCTCGAGCTCGACCTCACGCTGGGCGGGCTCGTGCGCAACGCGATCTCGCTCGACGGGGAAGTCAACGGGCTCGAGTTCGACGGCTCGCTGCAGGTTGGCTCGTGTTCGTGGGAGTATCACTTCGACTACACCGCGCAGATCGGCGCGGGGACCTGAGGAGAACGCATGTCGTCTTCGCTCTACTACCTCGCAGGCTCTGCTGTCGGCGCTGGCGCTGAGGTCACGTACGGCTCTGCAGTCGCACGCACGGTGTGGTGCTACCCGACTGCGTGCACGCTGCGCCCGAACGTCGAGACGCAAGTGCGCGAGTACACGCGCACGAGCGCGACCGACTTCAACGACTACGAGGATTACATCAGTGCGCTCGGCTGGTCGGGGAACATCACCCAAGAGCTAACGTACGACAACTGCGGCATCTGGCTGCGACAGCTGCTCGGCGCGGGCACGACGACGGGCCCGAGCGGCTCGATCTACCAGCACACGTACAAGCGCGCGCTCGCGTTCCCTGTCGGGCTCACGATCGAAGTGAACGCAGGCGTCACGGTCAAAGACCTCTACACGGGCGGCAAGGTGCTGCGCGGCACGCTCTCGCAAGACGTCGCGAACCGCAAGCCGGTCATCCTGTCGCTCGACCTGCAAGGCACGACGTGGGCGCGCAGCGACTCTGCTGCGAGCGTCACTGCGCGCACGAGCGAGACGCTCTCGCACTACTCGCACGCAGTCGCGACGGCTGGCAACCTCAACTTCAACAGCGCGAACTATCCGTGGAAGCGCTGGACGCTGAACGTCGACAACGGACTCGCCGATCGCCGCTTCAACGGCTCGCTCTACTCGGGGGAGCCGCTCCGATCTGCGCGTTCGATGGTGTCACTCAGCGCTGTCGTCGACGTGAACGACGCGCTCGCTGCTGCGTACCTCGCGCGCACGCAGGGCGACGTGACGTGGACGTACAACGACCCCGACTCGCTGAAGCTCATCGCGTTCACGGGGCACAACGGCAAGATTCGCGAGCTCTTCGACCGCGACATCAACGGGCAGAACCTCGGCGTCGGCGAAGCTGCGCTCGAGTGGAAGTTCTTCACGAACGGCACGAACGACGGGCTCGCGATCGTCGTCGACAACCTCACGACGACAGCAATCGGGCAGGGGTAGCGCATGAGCAAGACGAAGCACGAGCACACGACGACGAAAGCCTCGAACGTGCGTGTGGGCGACAAGGTCAAGATCGAGGGCGTCGCTGCGTTCGTCGTCGCTGGCATTCGCGCGAACCCGGTCAACGGGGACGTGCGGCTCTTCGACGACACGAGCGCGCTGCGAGTCGAGCTCGAGCCTGGTTACGCGGTCGAAGTCGAGCGCTGAAGCCCGACACGACCATGAGAGGAAGCGATGCAGATCGAAGACGTCATTCCCTACGCAGGCGGCAAAGGTGCCGAGTTCGTGAAGATCGACGGCGAGTGGTGGCACAAGCTCGACGGACGTTGGCTCGTCGAGACTACGGGGCAGTGGCTCGATCCGTTTGACACGCTCGAGCTCGAGCACGAGCTCTGGACGCGCAAGCACAAGGCGTACACGCCTGAGATGCTGACGCAGCGCGTCGACGCGCGCGAGCTCGCAGAAGCCGAGCGTGCTCGGGGCGAGCGATGAACGTCCTCGAGCAGATGGTCGCTGAAGCGCGCGGCTTTCTCGTGATCGGGATCGCTCGCTGGCACTACAAGAGCGTCGGGCAGCAAGACTACTTCCGCGCGTATTGGGGCAACCTCGTGCTGCTGCACCCGCACGTGTCGAAAGAGAACGCAGATCTCGAAGCGCTGCCCGAGGGGCCTGAGAAGCTCGCCAAATGGGTCGACGTGCTGAAGAAGATGGGCAGCGAAGGGCAAGACCGCATGGCTGGCTTTCAGCGTGCGACTGTCACTGCCGGCATCGAGGGCGTGAGCGAAGCAGCGGAGAAGTGCAAGCGCGTCGAAGCGCTGCGCTCAGAGCCCGACATCGCGCCGTCGCTCGCAGCGATGGTGCAAGCAGAGCTCGACTTCGAAGCAGCGACGATCGCAGACGAAGTGAACGCCGCACGCGCGGCGTACGCGCAAGCAGAGCAGGCTGTCGACACGTTCGTGCGCGCGCGACACATCTGCACTGCGTCTTGCTTCAGCAGCTATCGGCCGATCAAGTTCGTGCCGCAACGCAAAGACGAAGACGCTGCGCAGAACCTCATTCACCCCGACACGATCCCTGCTGGTACCGTGACGCAGCTGTTCAGTGCGATCATGCAAGTGAGCGACGAAGGAGGGCGGGCGCGCAAGCGCATCGAAGCCTTTCGACCCGACGACACTGCTCATGCTCGACACGATCGCAAGGCGCTACGGCAAAAGGCCAAGCGAGCTCATGCGCGACGTCGATCTCGCTGACCTGTCGCTCGACTTCGCATGCGTGAAAGCCGCTGCGACGTTCGGGCTCGAGCTCGTGAAAGACGGCTCTGCGTTCCCTGTCGTCGTGCTGGGGTGAGAAGTGGCTGACACGATCGCTCTCGTTCTCAACATCGACACTGCGACGGGCAAGGCGTCCGTCAAGCAGCTGACCGACGAGATCGACAAGCTGAAGAAGTCGAGCGACGCAGTCACGCCGTCACTGAAGGGCGCGACTGGCGCTGCGACCGACACGGGGCAGAAGGCGATGCAAGCGAAGGGCGCAGTCGCTGCGCTCGGCGCTGCGCTTGGGCTGATCTCGCCGCAAGCGCAGCAGCTGGTGATGGGCCTCGGCAATCTGAGCGGCGCACTCGGCGGCGTGTCGAAGGCGGCGACGCTCGTAGGCGGCACGCTCGCTGCAGGCGGCGTCGTCGCTGTCGCTATCGCTGGCTTCGCGCTGATCTGGAAGACGCTCGCTGACAACGTGAAGACAGCCGAGAAGGCGATGGACGATGCAGCGAAGAAGGCGACCGAGCGACAGGCGCTCTTCAAGACGAAAGAAGGCGTGAAGCTCGAAGCCGACTACAAGACGGGCGCGATCGACGAAGCGACGTATCAAGAGACGAAGGCGCAGATCGCAGGCGCTGAGCTCTACGACCCGAAGATTCGCGAAGCAGAACAGCAGCTGAACGCAGCGAAGAACGCAGTCGTCGATCCGCATCTCGCGCACGACGAGTACGTGAAGGCGAAAGCTGAGCGCGACACAGCGACGAAGAAGTACCAGCAAGAGCTCGACCAGCTTGTGACAGAGCAGGCGGACTACATCAACGCCTCGTTCATCAACGCAGTGAGCGACGCGCCCAAGCAAGACAAGAAGGACGAAGCTGCAGCAGAGTCGAAAGCGAAGAAGCTCGCTGAGGCTGTCGTCGCGCAGCAAGTCGACGCAGTGAAGACTGGCATGCAGCGCGGCGTCGACGCGCTCGCGACGAAGGGCGCGCTGCTCGGTGCGGGCACTGACGCTGGCTTCGCAGCTGCGAACGGCTTTCAGCTGCCGAAGAAGACGGGCTACAACCTCGGCGTCGAAGGGCTCGGGGGCACGGGCGCGTTCAGCGGCTACACGCTGCCCACGTTCGAGCAGGGCTACGTGCGCCCGACTTCAGCAGTGGTCACGAACGGGTACGACCCGAACGCGCAAGCGAAGCGTCGCGAGACATTCATGCGCGCGACAGGCGGCATCTCAGCGGGGCTCGGCGGCGACGTCGGGGGTGCGCTCATGGCTGCGGGCCCTGTCGGCATGGGCGCGAGTGCGGTCATGGGCGGGCTCAGTGCGATCGGCGAGAAAGGCGCGAAGGGCGTCGACGAGCAGTTGTCCGGTCTGAAGGACACGATCATCGCCGCGCTCGAGGCGCTGCCCGAGATTCTCGCTGAAGTCATCCCCGACTTCGTGAGCGCGCTGCTCACTGAGGTCGTGCCCGCTCTCATTCAAGCGCTGCCCGAGATCTTGAAGTCGCTGCTGATCGACTTGCCGATCGCCATCGCGAAGGCCATCGCGAGCGCCATCAACCCGTTCGACGGCGGGCAGATGAAGAACGGCAAGCGCGGCTTCGGCGACTTCGCTGCAGAGTGGTTCACTGTCGGGCAAGCGCACACGGACTTCGACAAGAAAGGCGGGTACGCTGAAGGCTCAGCGTTCATCTCGCACGATCAGGTCGGCATGCTGCACAAGGGCGAAGTCGTGCGCACTGCGAGCGAAGCGCGCAACGATCGGCAGAGCGGCTACTTCGCGCAGAGCGCGCGCTCGGGCGGACAAGAACAAGTCGTGCACGTGCACAACTACAACATCAGCGGGCCTGTCGGCGACGCTGCGTTCAGACCGATCGTCGAGCGACAGATCTCGCAGGCGTTCGGCCCCGGCGGCTTGGGCTACTCGACGGGCATCCCGAACAACTTGCGCAGCGGGTGAGCTCGTGTCGCGCTGGTACTTTCCCAAGCAGTCGAGCGAGCAGTGGTGGCTCGACCCCGACTACTTTCAAGAGATCAATCTCTTGTCGACGTCGCACACGCTGAAGGCGCAGATCGAGTACGACCCGCTGCGCACGACAGAGAAAGTGAACCTCGGGTACGGCTACGGGGTCACGTACGTGCACGGCGGCGGCAATCGCGTGCACATCTCGTACGACATGGGCGGCGACGAAGACGCGTTCGACAGGCACCTCGCGCTCGTGAGCTCGCTGCGCGAAGGGCGCGAAGCGAGCTTCTCGCAGAACCAAAGCGACACGTGGGCAGTCGGCATCGCCGCCGACAGCTTCAGCGAGCGCGGCGACACGATCATGAACTACGCCGCGACGAGCATCTTCAGCGCGTACGCAAGCATCGACGACCCGCGCAGCGACACGGTCTGTCTCGTGCAGTCTGCGCGCCCTGAGTTGCATCGCGAAATCGTCGAGACGGGCAGCGTGAACACGGGGCTGCAGGTGTTCGGGATCACCGGGCGCGGCTCGCACACTGGACTCGTCTACGATCACAACGACACCGACGACGTCGACAAGCTGCCCATCGTGCGACCGCTTCTCTTCTTCCCGTTCTTGCGTCTCGCGCCCGGGCAGAAGGACATCTGCAAACAGGTCAACGGCATGAACTACGTCTTCGACGCGTGGTTCATTGTCGACGTCGGGCTCGAGCATCGCTACATCGGCGAGGGGGCGTAACGTGGGCGACTCTCGCTTCTACTGGTCGCCGATGCTCGCAGACGGCGCAGTGAACGTCGGCGTCGACTTCGACGAAGACGAGCTCGAGACGATCACGATCCCGCGCGGCTCGACGCTGTGCGACTACGACCCGACAGGCGAGCCCGCGCTGTCGCTCGGCGCGGTGCAGCTGTCGACGTCGAGCGTGAACGCGCGCGGCGGCACAGTGCGCATTCGCGCAGCGCTCGGCAACGACAGCGATCTCGCTGAAGCACTGCACGCGATGGTGAGCTTCGCTCGAGCGGGCGGCTGCGTGGGCTTCGCGCTCGACATCGATCAAGTGTGGGCGGTGCAGATCGAAGACGACTTGCTCAGCGACGCGACCGACTTCGACTACCCGACGAGCTTCGTCGAAGGCTGGGAGAACATCACCGACCCCGAGTCGGGTTGGCGTTGTCACGTGCAGAGTGCGCTGCCGCAAGGGCGACGCGAGCGCGTCGTGCTCGACACCGTCGCAGCGGGCAACGCAACGCTCGTCGAGAACCTCGTCTTCGCGTACTCAGCGGGCAACTGGAACGTGCTCGTGCGACCGAAGCACTTCTACCCGTTCTTGACGTACGTGAGCGGCGACGTCGCAGTGCGCGACGGCGGCGGCTGGTACGTCTTCGACTGCACGTTTGAAGTCGACGTTGGGCTCGAGCACACGCCGATCGAAGTCGCAGAGTTCGCCGAGATCGTGACCGGCGAGAGCAGCGTGTACCTGCTGCTCCTGCTCATGGACGGCGGCGACGGCTCGACGACGTACACTGACGACGGGATCAACGGCTACACGATCACGTACTTCACGAACGACGGCGTGAACGGAACCGAGCAGACGAACGATCAAGTTCTCTTCGGCGTCACCTCTGCTGAGTTCTACCGGGGCGGCGGGACTCCCGGGCACGGGGGGATGGACGTCAACCTTCAGTGGACTGCGGGCACTGGCATGGACTTCGGTGCTGACCCCGACATCTTGATCGGCTGCGCGATCTGGCCGACGTACACGAGCGGCGACGACGACCACTGCATCCTCATGCTGCGACGCAGCGTCCCGCAGAACTGGAAACTCTGGTACGAAGACGACGGCACGGTGCGGTTCACCTCGCTTGAAGGCGCCGTCGCACAGTGCGATCTGACGTCGTCGATCCCGCTCGTCTATGGCGAGTGGAACTGGATCTTCGTTTCGATGCACGACGGCACGACGACGCTATGGGTCGGCACCGACGCGAGCGGCATCGTGACCAACGCGGCGAGCGACGCAGACACCTCGTCGTACAACATGGGATCACTCGGCACGACAAGCGCCTCAGTGAGCATCGACCCGATCTCGAGCGGGGGGCGAATGAACAGCTACGTCGATCATCTGTACGTGCGCGAAGGCGCATGGATCGACGACTCGAACGGGGCGACGACGATGCAAGTCCCAACCGCTCAGCCGGTGCCCTAATGCCGTGGGCCACTGACTTTATCGACTACCTCGAAGAGCGCGGGCCCTTCAAGCCGGTGTTCAAGGTCTTCAAGCACACGTTCACGGAATGGGGGCAGCCCGCGAGCGACTACATCGCGAGCACGCACCCGAACTTCAACACTGACAGCGTGCAGACGATCATCGACGGCTCGCTGCAGCACAGCGGCTATCGACTGAACACGCAAACGTTTGTCGTCTCGAGCGCCGGGTGGTCGTTCATGGTCGGCTCGAACCCGTGCGCGCATCTCACGCGCGGGCACGTGCTGCGTCTCTATTGGGGCTTCGACGTCTTCGACCCCGCAGACATGGAGATTCTCGATTGGGGAGTCGTGCGCGACATCACCGCGCACGGCGGCGTCAAGCTCTCGCAGAGCTCGCACTCGCAAGGCCCGTGGACGATCACGTGCGATCCGTTCTTCTCGATGCTGCAGCAGCGCCCGACGACAGAGCCGAGCGAAGTCGCGTTGTTCAACACGATCGACGACGAGAGCGACATCGACAGCGACTACACAGCGAGCGACAGCACGCTCGTCGTGCTGAGCACGTCGGGCTTCGACACGCACACCGACGCCGACATCGGCGGCATGCTCGTGCACGGCAACGACAACGACTTTTACGCGAGCTTCCTCGGCACGACAGGCGGCACCGACTTCGACAACTTCACCGTGATCCCCGGGCAGGGCTTCCCCGACAACGACGCGGACGCGCCGAACGAAGCAGAAGAGCGCGCGTACCTGTTCGGGCACCCGAGCGAGATCTATCGACAGCTGCTCGCGTCGACTGGCACGGGCGGCAACGGCACGTACGACATTCTTCCGAAGCAGTGGTCGTACGGACTCGACGAGCAGTACATCGACGACACCGACTGCGACGCGTACATGGACGCGTCGCTCGACACGCTGAGGCTCTACATCTTCGCTGAAGAGCAAGACAACGCGCTGCAGTGGATGCTGAACTGGCTCGCGCCGGGCGGCTGGTTCCCGTGCATCTACCAAGGCGCGTTCACGCTGCGCTGCGTACTGCACCCCGACACTGAAGACCCGAACGACGGCGTCGAGATCACCGACGACGATCTCGAAGACGGCCCCGACGCGGTGCTCTTCAACGCGTTCTCGCCAGACTCGCCGCTCACGTACAGAGTGATTCGCGTGGCCTCAGCGCAGACGAATCACACGTCGGGCGCGTTCGCGAGCGAGACGCCGTCGCTGCCCGCGCGGCTCTTCTGGGACATCGACTACTCGAACCCGGGCGTCGCTGCGCTCTACGACCCGACGCTCGCAGACGAGCAGGGTGCAGCGATCTCGATCTACACGCGACTGCGTCCGTGGTTCAGTGTCCTCCCGCAACTCTACACGCTGAAGTGCGTCGGGCCTCGGCACTTCGCTCGAGCAGTCGGCTCGCGCGTGCTGCTCACCACGGGACAAGACTCGAGCGGCAGCTACGCACGACTGACAGAGCGCGACGACTCGAAGCCGCGCGAGAAGAGCGCGCTCGTCGTCGGCTGGTTCCCCGACCTCAACGCGTGCAAGATCAAGCTCGAGCTCGCTGTCATGCCCGAGTTTACGACTGAGATCCCGTAGACGACTCAGCGCGTGAGCGGGCCGCTGAACGAGCCGTCGACGTCGAAGAGCTCACCGTCGACGACGAACGACACAGCGAACGTGCCCTCGATCGACGTCTGCGCCTCGTCGACGAAGCGCCACTCGAGCTCGAGCACGCCGACGTCGTCGACGTCGACGCCCTCGATCGTCGGCTCGACGGGCTCGGGGAACGGGTTCGACTCGTCGGGCACGGGGATCGCCGGCGCGTCGAAGCCGAAAGCGACGACACTTTCGTCGCTCATGTAGCGCACGACCGTCTCGTACCCGAAAGTCTGCGCAGGCTCGCTTATGAGCTCGAGCTCGACGTCGACGACTCGCACGTCGTACGCGTCGACGAACGTGCCGCGCAGCCAGTTCTCGCTGTCGAGCGCAGCCGTTCCCGGGCTGTCGGTGGTCGGGGTCGTCGAGCAGGCTGCGAGCAGGGCGAAGAGCATGCGACGAGTGTACTATTCAGACGTCGCATTAGTCAAGCCCGACGCGGGGTACGCTCGGCCTCGAGGCCCGCGCGTGACGTTGCTCGAGTGGCTTCCTCCCCGAGGGTGCACGACGCGGGCCCTCTTCAGCGCAGCGCGCTGCACGTCGCAGCGACGAGCAGAGCGAAGCCGCCGCAGACGAAGCAGAACGCAGCTGCCGCCCAAGCGAGAATCCGCGCCTGCTGCCCGAGCTCGACGAGTCGTTCTTGCGTGAGCGGGCGGACGACGAACGCCTCAGTCGTGTCGTCGTCGCGCGCGTCGTCGACTGCAGCGGGGTCGCGCGGCGGTTTCATGACTCGAGCTCGACTTGTGCGAGCCCGAGCTCGAGCAGCAGATCGCTGACCGTCGTTTCGCGCTTCGCGCACAGCTTCTCGATCGCGAGCTTCTGCTCATCAGTTGCGCGCACGAGCATGCGCGCAGTGCGCCGAGGGCCCGTGTCGTCTTTCTTCGGTCGGCCTTGTGCCATGACGTGTCACTCCTTCAGCCCAGTGTGAGAGTCAGGTGCGCGTACTCTTGCAGCTTCGCGAGACATCGGTCGCAGTCGATCGGTCGGTTCGCGAGCGAGCGCACGCGAGCGTGGCTCGTGCTGCAGAGTGGGTGCTGTTCGGCGACACCGTCGAACACGCGCACGGCGTGCGTCTTCGTGCCGCTGCGTCCGACGAGTGCGCGTGCGACAGTGAAGAGCGCGCCCGTGCTGCTCGTATACGATCCGTCTGCGTTTCTCGTCGTCGGGTTCACGAGAGCACCGCGACGTACATCGCAGCAAGCGTCTTGTACGAGCGCACGACTTCAGCGTCGTCGACGATCGCGGGCTCAGTGCGAAGCTCTTCGAGCAGGTTCGTCGCGAGCAGACGACGAAGCAGCGTCTCGCTGAAGCTCGCGGGGAACGCGTTCGCGTTCTCGACAGCTTCAGTGATCGCATCGGGCGTGCCCGGGAAGTCGCGCGTCACGAGCGGGTGATTGGCGATCTCGTCGAGCGAGAAGACGAAGGCGGCGTCGGTGTTGAGCATGCACAAAGTGTCGTCTGAATACGCTCGCGAGTCAACGCTAAAGCGACGTCACTTTGTAAAGTCTACTTCCCGACGTTCGAAGCTGCGCTTTCACGCAGTCGCCATACTGGCACGTCGTCGCCCGAGCGCTCGCCGTCGTAGCGCCAAGCGCGCACGTCGTACGCGAGTCGACGTGCAGTCGCACTGCCGTCTGCGAGCATGCGCCCGTCTGCGAAGAACCAGCCGACGTGCTCGTCGAGCTCGTGCTCGTCTGCGTCGAGCTCGTCGTTCGTGAACGCGACGCGCAGCACGCACTCGTCGTTCGCTCGACGCACGAGGTACGTCGGCCCGCCGAGTGCGTGCCCGAGTCGTAGCACGACGACGCTCACGCAGGCGCTCGACGATGCTGCTCTGCGTTCGGGCACGTCGCGAAGTGCGACGTGTAGACCAGACGCGACACGACAACGTCGCCACCGTCTATCAGCGTGACCCATCCCGTCTTCGGCTTCGCGTCGAACGGATGTCGCTTCACGCCCGTGCTCGACTGCATCTCGAGCCACACGATCGACGCGTCGCACGACGAACACTTCGCGCTCATGCGCGGCTCATGTCGTGCTCTCGACGGGCGCGTCGCTCGACGCTGCTGCTGCGAGCTTCTTCGCGTGGTTCTTGCCGAGCAGTTCAAGAAGCTCTTCGCGCTTCTTGTACGTCATGCCCTCGGGGGCGGGCTGATGCTTCGACGCGAGCCACTCGCGCAGCTTCTCGCGATCCCCTGCGCCGTACGTCGCAGCACGCGACCAGAATAGATCCTCGTCGTCGCGCGACGCGAAGCCTGTCGCCTCGACGACTTGCTCGGGCTGCTGCTCGCGCTGCTTCGTCTGCTGCGTGCGCGGCTGTTCGTCGCGCGAGTCATCGTCGTCGACAAACTCTTCAGCGCTCACTTCACCGAAGCCGACGAGGTTCGAGATCGCTCTGTTCATGGCGCGCGTGTGCGCGTGCGAGCGAACGTTGTGGACCGTCTGCGCTTGCTTCGTCTTCCACGCGACGATCTCGCCCGTGTTCTTGTCGCGCACTTCTTTCTCGCTTGCCATGCACGCGCCGTCGCCGTCTGCAGTCGAGCCGTTCGGCGCTGTCGCTCGATACGTGACCTCGTAGCCCCAGTCGGTGCCGTACTCGACACGTCGCTCGCCGACTGCGACGACTTCGAGATTGAACGCCATGCGCACGCCGCGCCAATACTGCTTCTTGCGGAACTGCTTCCCGCTGATGCGCATGATGCACTCGGGCATGCTCGCGTCGAGCGCCTCCTGAATGCGCTTGTACTCGACGACAGCGTGCTTCAAGTCCTCGCTCGGCACTGCTGTGATGATCCCTGCTGCTTGCTGTCGCGCGAGCGCGTTGTTTCGCGGGTCGACGACAGCGAGCTCGTTCTTCGCTTCGTTCATGACGTTGTCTCCGTGGGGGTGGTGTCGTTGGGGAAGTCGAGATCGACGGGCTTCAGCACGCGCCCTCCGTCGTGCTTGCCTTTCGCGATGTCGTCGCGAACCCACGCGGCTACGAACGCGTCGTCGTGCTCGCTCAAGAAGTCGAGCACGCGCTGTCGCTCGACGCGCTCTCCCATCTCGCGGGCCGAGCGAATCAGGTCCATGGTGAAGACGTCGAGCAGCGTCGCGCGCTGCTGTCGCTTCGTGCGTCTCGTCGCGCGAGAGCTCACGTGCTGTTCTTCTTGCGCTGCTCGACGAGCTCGTCGAGCTTCTTGCGTGCGACGGGGTCAGCGGGCCCGCGCTTCAGCATGCCGCGCGAGTCGACTTCACCGTTCGTCCAACCGTACGCAGCGAGCGCTGTCATCGAGCAGTCGTAGCACGCCTCATCTTTCGCGCGCACAGGGTTCGTCTTGCAGACGGGGCACAGCGTCTTGCTCATGGCTCACGCTCGTCGAGCTCGCGCTCTGTCAGCACCTCAGACGGGCTCGACTCGGCTGCGGCTGCAGCAGTGTCGACAGCTGCGAGCGCTTCTTCGCGCTCGAACGCGAGCGACGGCATGCCCATTCGTCTGCGCTCTGCGTTCTCTTCGAGCCTGTCGAGTCGTCGCATCGCGAGCGCGATGCACTCGAGCGTCCCGCGCACGTGCCTGTCGAAGTTCACCTGCTGCTCGAACAGCCACGACGCTTGCTCGTGCAGCTGCGTCGACTGCTTCGCGAGCTTCCGTTCGAGCGAAGCGATGCGTCGCTCGTGCGCGTCGAAGCGCGTCGTGTTCGGCTCTTGCGTGCGCTTGCGCGGGGGGGGCGGCGGTGGGATCTTGCGCACGACTGGCGGCGGGGGGATCTTCATGTTGCTCTTCATGTTGCTGTGCTCCCTCTTGTGAGTTGTAGCGGCCCGAACAGCAGGTCGTGATTCGCGACGCGCTTCGCATCAGCGAGCGTCGCGCAGTTCGTTGCGAGCAGTGTGCGCAGTCGCGTGCCGCTGCGCTGCACGTATACGTTCCAGTTGTCGCCGTGCTCGACGCGGCCGTCGACGACGGTCCACTCGCGCACGATCGTGTACTTGCCGGACGTCGAGCGCACTTCGCGCGTCCCGTTGCGTTGCCAGTCGAGCGCCATCAGCAGCGCTCACGCGACAGTGCGCGCAGTCGTCCGCACAGCGCAGCGAAGCGCTCGTCGCTCTTCTTCTGCTCGTCGTAGTCGTCGAACCACACGAGCTCGTAGCCGAGCGGGTAGTGCTGAGCGTAGAGCGTGCGCTTCGACACGTGCTGCATGTCGTGCTTCGCCCACTCGAGCGACGACGACACGTGCCCTGCGATGTAGTCGCCGTCTTCAGCGACTGCGACGCCGACGAAGTGCTCGACGCCGCCCGTCTGCATGCGCTCGTTCACCCATGCGTAGACGCGGGGCACGCGCGACGCGAGCTCGAGCTCAGCAGCGTCGGGCTCGCGATCGAAGTCTGCGAAGCAGTCGCTGTCGCAGTGCTCGGGGTCGTTGAAGTGGTCGTGCGTTGTCATTCGCTGCACGCGTACGACTTCGGGCACGACGAGCGACCGGCGCACGACTTCGGGTCGTAGCAGAACGACGGGTGCTGCCCCTTGCCCCAGCCGTCGAGCGCGTCGAGTCGCGGGCTCGCGGGGTACGGCAGTGTCTCGACCTTCTTCACTGTCGTCTTCCCGCCGGCTCGCTTCTCAGCGAGCGCGCGCGCAGCAGCTTCGCTCTCGGCGTACGCGCAGCCGGTCGCGCCGTTCTCCATTGTCACCCAATACGCTTGCATCAGACCTCCTCGAGCTTCTTCAGTTCAGCTTGCATCGTCGCGTGAAACGCACGCGTGCTCTCTTCGAACGCCGTGTCGCGCATGTCGACGACGCCGAAGCCGCGACCGTACGGCGTGCAGAGGTCGCGCTCGCGCGTGAGCAGTCGCAGCGCGCGTCGCGTGACGCGCTGCTTCAAGAGCTCGAGCGTCTCGTCGACGTCGAGCTCGAGCAGCAAGGGCCCGGGCACCAGTACGAACCTCGTGTCGTCGTTCATGCGTCACCACCGCTGTGGCGCAGCACGTCGTCGTGCACTTGCTCGACAGTGAGCTCGTGCTCGAGCACGTCGCGACTGAACTGCGCGACGACGCGTCGCTTGAAGCCCTGATAGCAGCGAAGAGCTCTGTCGTCGTTGTCGAGCGCATCAGCGACGAGCGCAAGCGCAAGCTGCGCAGGCCCGCTGCCCTCGTAGCCAAACTCGAACCCCGTGGGCGAGTGCTTGCGCAAGTCGTAGCGCGGGTCGAGGTCGAACGACTCGCCGTCGATGACAACTGCAGCGCGCACGCCTTCGTCGTCGCGCGTGATCAGGTAGCGCTTCATCGCTGCACCACGTGACGCGCAGCGACGTCGACGAGCACGCTCGTCGCTTCAGCGACAGCACGCTCACGCTCGTCGTCGTTCATGCTCGGGTAGCCGAGCATGCCGACGCTCTCGCCGATCTGCTTCTCGCCGACGTGCGCGCTGTCAGCACGCGCGACGCGCGCGAAGTCGTCGTGCTCGAAGACGACTTGCACGTTCCGCCACTCGTACCCGGGACGCTGAGCGCGCACGACAGCGAGCTCGACCCACACGCGCGCGCTCATGCTGCACGCTCGAGCACGAGTCTCACGTCGACGTCGACGTGCTCGCCGAGATCTTCGACGAAGAGATGAAAGAGGTCTTCGAGCTCCGCTTCGAGCTCGTGCGCGTTCATGTACTCGCTCAGCTGCTCAGCGACAGTCGCAAACTCGAGCTCGCTCACGACACACCGCCGCACACGATGACAGTCGAGCTCAGGTCTTCGCGCTCGCACTCGTCGTACTCGCGCAGCGTCGCGCGAGCGGCGTGCACGACGTCGAGCTTCTTGCGCAGCACGTTGTAGCGAATCACCCATGGCGCGGGCAGCGCGCTGACAGCGAGCATGAGATCAGCGGGACTTGGCGGTTGCGTAGCTTCGAACGTGTTCATGGCTTCCTCTCTCGGGTTGAAGCTGCAGTCTAATGGAGTGCCATACGTGACGTCAATATGCGCACGCTCTTTGTTTCCCTTGACGGTACGAGAGCGACCGACGTATAGGTCGAAGCATGAAAGAGACACTCGAAGCGCGCATGGGTCGGCTGATGCGCGACGTGCGCGAATCGCGCGGCGTCACGCAAGAGCGACTCGCGAAGAAGCTCGGTCGCGATCAGGCGACGATCTCGCAGTGGGAGAACGCGCGAAGCGGCATTCTCGCTGCAGACTTCCTCGCATGGGCCGACGTGCTCGCGCTCACGAAAGACGAGTGGCTCGCGTTCAGAAAGCTCGACGTCGACATCGCTGCGTAGACCCCCCGCTCGACACCCGCCTCGCCCCCGTTCTACTCTCGCCGCTTCCCCCGCCCAAAGCCCACCCCCCGAGTCGACGATGCTGCTGTATGCGCTCACGCACTGCGCTCACTCGCGTCGCGACTGGCTCACGCTGACCCCCGACACGAGGAGCAATCATGCCCAAGGCAAAGAAGAGCGACCCGCGACTGCCCCCTGACGCAGACTCGAAGCGCGAGAAGATGCCGCCCGAGGGCGTCGTCGAGTACGAGAGCGACGCGCCCGAGAACGACGACGCGCAAGACCACGACGAGCTCGTCGAGGAAGTCGTCGAGCGGCCGCGCATGCTCGTCGTGCCCGAGGTCGTCGCAGCGTTCCCCGATCACGAGCTCATGTCGACCGACAAGGCGGTGCTCGCGTGCAAGCTCACTGACAGCGAGCGCATCGGGAAGGGCGCGCGACTCGCGCAGCTTGCCGGCGATCTCGACGAGCATCGCGCGAACGCTGCAGTCGTGAAGGCCGACTTGAAGGACGAAGAGAAGCGCATCCTGAAAGAGCTCGGCGAGACTGCGCGCGACATTCGACGCGGGGCAGAAGACCGCGTGATCGCGACGTGCGTGCTCGCCGACTACAAGACGAACGAAGCGAAGACAGTGCGACAAGACACTCTCGAAGTGCTGTGGTCGCGCGC